TATCGATACTGCAGCGGATTATGTGACCAATGAAGAATTTGTAACGCTACCTTTACAGATAGAAATTCCTAACAATATTAGAGATTTCAATCTAGGACTTATGTTCCGCGAAAGTCTGGATATCAATAGTGGAATGCTGTTCATCTTTAATGAAGTTGCAGAGCAGTCTTTCCATATGACAGAAACAAGAATTCCTCTCGATATTGCTTTCATTAGAGAGGATGGAATAATCGAAAGCATTAAAGAATTGGAACCATTTGACGAGAATCCAGTACACTCAGAAGGAGATGTATTGTGTGCATTAGAAGTAAACCGTGGATGGTTCGTAGAAAATAATGTAGAAGTAGGTGATGAGATTGACATTGATGAAGCAGCGGGAGAAAAAGACGCTTGCTATCATAAGGTCAAGTCACGTTACTCTGTATGGCCAAGTGCATATGCGTCAGGAGCACTAGTCAAATGCAGAAAAGTAGGTGCAAAGAACTGGGGGAATAAATCCAAGAAGGAAGAATTTGAACTTGATACATCGGGATCCGAACTCGATGAAAAGTGTTGGAAAGGTTATGAAAAGAAAGGCATGAAGACCATGTTTGGGAAGAGATATCCAAACTGCGTCAAAAAAGAAGAAGTTGAGCAGATTGATGAAGTGAAAGGATGCAATCACACCTATAAAGGTGAAGAGTGTCCTATTCATGGAATGTCTGCATGTGATGGACCTAAAGGTGGTGATGGTGGCAAACCAGGTCCCGATAAGAATTATGTAAAACCAATGAGTGAAGCGGTTAGAATGCCATCTAGAACTGGCAATATTATTATGACATCTCTCAACTGGAGAGGTAGATATTATGTTCTTAGAATGTTCTTCCCTTCTACCAGAGTTCCTACTAGAGCAGAAGTACAGATTGAAGTAGACAAAGTTTATCCTGGCGCAAGAGTACAAAGTTACCAAACCGCCGATTATGTCCCAGGACAACCATTGCTCCAAGTTGCAGAAGGAGCAGCATGGACAAAAAAATCAGGAAAAAATAAAGAAGGTGGACTCAACGAAAAAGGACGCAAGTCTTATGAAAAGGAAAATCCAGGATCTGACCTTAAGGCACCAAGCAAGAAGGTTGGAAATCCCAGGAGGGCATCCTTCTGCGCTAGAATGAAAGGAATGAAAAAGAAATTGACTTCTGCTAAGACTGCAAGAGATCCAGATAGCAGAATCAATAAATCACTTAGAAAGTGGAATTGCTGAGTAATTTATGTCTGATAATGTATATCTTGGTAATCCCAATCTAAAAAAAGCAAATACTGCAATTGAATTTACTCAGGAGCAAATCTATGAGTTTATGCGATGCAAAGAAGATCCTGTATATTTTGCCAATAACTATATAAAAATTGTTTCTTTGGATGAGGGTCTTACTCAGTTTCATCCATATCATTTCCAAGAAAAATTAATTAATAATTTTCATGAGAATAGATTTAACATCTGTAAGATGCCCCGTCAAACTGGCAAGAGTACTACAGTTGTTTCTTATCTTCTTCATTATGCGGTATTCAATGACTCTGTTAATATTGGCATCCTTGCTAACAAAGCAGCAACTGCTAGAGAACTTTTAGGTAGATTACAAACTGCATATGAGAACTTGCCCAAATGGATGCAGCAGGGTATTATTGCATGGAACAAGGGATCTCTGGAGTTAGAAAATGGCAGTAAGATATTGGCAGCTTCTACGTCTGCAAGTGCTGTCCGAGGCATGTCGTTTAACATTCTCTTCCTCGACGAATTCGCATTCGTTCCAAACCATGTTGCAGACTCGTTCTTTGCATCTGTTTATCCTACTATTACTTCTGGTAAAAACACCAAAGTAATTATTGTATCTACTCCACATGGTATGAATCACTTCTATCGTATGTGGCATGATGCCGAGAAAGGTAAGAGTGAATATATTCCCACTGATGTTCATTGGTCTGAAGTTCCTGGTAGGGATTCTAAGTGGAAAGAAACAACAATCTCAAACACTTCAGAAGCACAGTTCAAAGTTGAGTTTGAGTGTGAATTTTTAGGATCGGTCAATACTCTGATTGCTCCAAGTAAATTAAGAACTTTAATCTACGATAATCCAATACAAAGAAATGCTGGATTGGATGTGTATGAAAATCCAATACAGGATCATGATTATGTTATGACAGTTGACGTTGCTAGAGGAGTTGGAGAAGACTACTCAGCATTCGTAGTTGTAGATATCACAGAATTTCCCCATAAGATAGTTGCAAAATATAGGAACAATGATATTAAACCAATGCTATTTCCAAATATCATTTACGAAATAGCAAAAAATTATAATAGTGCATATATCTTATGCGAAGTTAATGATATTGGTGATCAGGTTGCAAGTATTTTACAGTATGATCTTGAGTATCAAAATCTTCTCATGTGTTCCATGAGAGGTAGAGCAGGTCAAATTGTAGGACAGGGATTCTCTGGTAAGAAAACTCAATTGGGGGTTAAGATGTCCAAGACTGTAAAAAAAGTTGGATCACTTAATCTTAAGACTCTTATAGAAGAAGATAAAGTTATCTTTAATGATTATGAGATTATTTCTGAACTAACAACATTCATATCTAAACACAATTCATTTGAAGCTGAGGAAGGGTGTAATGATGACTTGGCAATGTGTCTTGTCATTTATGCCTGGTTAGTCCAGATGGATTACTTTAAGGAGTTGACTGATCAAGATGTTCGTAAGAGATTATATGAGGAACAGAAAAATCAAATAGAACAGGACATGGCACCATTTGGATTCTTAAATGATGGTTTAGATGATACAAGTTTTGTTGATACTGAAGGAGATACTTGGTTTAAAGCAGACGAGTACGGTGATAGATCTTTTATGTGGGAATATCGTTAATGGATCTCGATGGTCAAATAAAACTTGGTCACCTTTTACTACAAGATAGAAAATGTAGATCCTGTGGAATACCAAAAAATTTAATTGATGGATTTTATAGAACAAGAAAGGATAGAGGACCGGTTGCTTCATCATATTCTTATGAATGTAAAGAGTGTACAATAAAAAGAATATTGTCAAATAAAAAATTAGATATAAGATGGGAATACCCAGATTGGTAATTCACGTCATATTTCCCCTGTGAAAACATAGTTTTTAATAAATATTTTCAGTTAAACATGAGACCACGGAGAAAAAAACATGGCGACTCCTCAATTGTCTCCAGGCGTATTAGTCCGGGAGGTTGACCTTACAGTAGGAAGAGCTGAGAATGTAATAGATAATATCGGAGCGATTGCGGGACCTTTTGCAATTGGACCCGTTGACGAACCAATTGACATCAGCACTGAGCAAGACCTAATTAGTACGTTTGGTAAACCAATCTCGACAGATGCTCAATATGAGTACTGGATGAGTGCATCAAACTATCTTACCTATGGAGGAGTTCTTAAGGTTATAAGAACAGATGATACTCAACTGAACAATGCTAACGCGGGTGTTGGTATTGCTTCAACCACATCTTTAAAGATCAACAACTACGACGATTATCAGCAGAATCACAAAGAAAGTGATAACACTTTCACTTATGCTGCTAAAAACCCAGGTGCTTGGGGCAACGGTTTAAAAGTCTGCTACATCGATGATTTTGCAGATCAAACTGTTGGTATAGCAACCACCTCTCTTGAGGGTATCGGTGCTCAAATTGGATTTGGTGTCACTTCTTCCTTGAGTGGAGTTGTAATTCCTGGAACAGGAACTACCTCTGAGTTCACGGGTTTCCTGAAAGGAATCATCACGGGTCTGACGACAGACTCTAGTGGTAATTCTAGTACAATCGACATTAAAGTTGTTTCTCGCGTAGAAACTGTCGGTACTGGATCCACTGAAACCAAGATCGATTATGCAGAGGGAACTTCTTTCGCAGCATTCGGAACTAGTGTTGCACTGAACATTGTTAACAACTCTGGTGTTAACACCACGGGCGTGATTTCATCTGCATTGACACCTGGAACTGCAGTTGACTGGTATGACCAACAAACTCTTGGTTTAAGCAACGCCACTCTGTTCTGGAAGTCCATCGCTCCAAGACCTACTTCTAATGTCTTTGTAACCGATAGAAGCGGTAAGAACGATGGTATTCACGTTGCAGTCGTTGATGATACTGGAAGCATTACTGGTATCAAGGGCAATCTGATTGAGAATTTCTTAAATCTCTCCAAAGCCGGAGATGCTATCTCCGATTACAACGCTCCTACTAAGAACTACTATAAAGATTACATTGCAGACTTCTCTGCAAATGTTTACTCTGGATACAATCTTTCCTCTGGTATCACTACCAGTGGCGGTTCTACTTGTGTACCTAGAGCATCTGGATTCTCGACGGACTTTACTCCAGTTACAACTGGCGATGGTCTTTTTGGACTTGACTCCCAGGACGTAACCTTCTCTGTTCTCGGTAATAAGACCTTCACCCTTGGTGGTGGTGTTGACTATTCCGCAACAAACGGAATGAAGGCAGAACTTTCTAGCCTCATCACTTCTTACGGTCTCTTCGCCAATAAAGATGAGATTGAAGTCGATTATCTAATTATGGGTCCTGGTTGTACCAATGAGTCTGATTCACAGGCAAAAGCAAACTACATCATCTCTCTTGCAAATGCAAGAAAAGATTGTGTTGCGGTTGTTGGTCCTCATAGAGCAAACTTGGTTAACATCACCAACACCACGACTCAAACAAACAACTTAATTAACTACTTTGCTCCACTTCAATCGTCTTCATACGCGATCTTCGATAGTGGTTACAAGTATCAGTATGACAGATTTAACAACATCTTCCGTTATGTACCATGTAACCCAGATGTTGCTGGTCTGATGACTCGCACAAACTTGGTTGCATTCCCATGGTTCTCGCCTGCCGGACAACAGCGTGGAGTTATCAACAACTCGGTTAAACTTGCATACAACCCAACCAAAGCACAAAGAGATAAACTGTATCCTAACAGAATTAACTCCTTTATCACCACACCTGGTATCGGAACACTTCTGTTTGGAGACAAGACCGCTCTTGGATATGCCTCCGCATTTGACAGAATTAACGTTCGCCGTTTGTTCCTCACTATTGAGCAAGCACTTGAGAGAGCAGCACAAGCTCAACTCTTTGAACTCAACGATGAGTTAACGAGAGCAAACTTCAGAAATATCGTTGAACCATTCTTGCGTGATATTGAAGCGAAGAGAGGACTCTACGGATTCTTGGTTATTTGTGATAGTACAAATAACACTCCTGATGTTATTGATAATAATGAGTTCAGAGCAGACATCTTCCTGAAACCTGCTAAGAGCATCAACTACGTAACACTTACTTTTGTTGCTACCAGAACTGGCGTCAGTTTTGAAGAAGTAGCAGGTAGAGTTTGATTATATTATTATCTAAATAACAATAAGGAGAATTAAAAATGGCACATTCACTTACCGACTTTAAATCAAAACTTGTAGGGGGCGGCGCACGCCCCAATCTATTTGAAGTTGAAATCACACCTGGCGACCTCCCTACTGGGGTTGCCAAATATGATGGAGACGTTTTTAAATACATGTGTAAGGCAGCAAACCTTCCTGCTTCTAATGTAGCTTCGATTGATGTTCCTTTTAGAGGACGTACTTTCAAAGTTAATGGTGATCGCACATTTGATAACTGGACCATTACCGTCATTAATGACACTGATTTCAAAATCAGAAGAGCATTTGAAGAATGGACACAGTTCGTTGCCAACTATCAAGAAGCATCTGGTGCAACCAATCCCCAATCTTATATGAGATCTGCTACCGTTAAGCACTTAGGCAGGAAAAAGTCTAACATTGGTTACGGCGAAAACAACTCTAAAGGTGAAGGTCTTAAGACTATTGCCCAATATAAATTTGCGGACATCTTTCCTGTTAATGTTTCTGCAATTGATCTTTCTTATGATACCACAGATACTATTGAAGAGTTTACTGTAGAATTTGCAGTTAACTACTGGTATCCTGAGCAGGTTTGATATCTGGTCTAAATAGTCTAAGGAAACTTAGATTCATATAATCATGTCCAAGTTATTTGGGTTCTCAATAGAGGACACCGAACCACTATCTCCAAGTGCAGTCAGTCCCGTTCCTCCTAACAATGAGGATGGGTCTGACCACTATATGAGTAGTGGTTTTTTTGGTACTCATGTAGACATTGAAGGTGTTTTTAAAAATGAGTTTGAACTAATCAAACGATATCGTGAAATGTCACTTCATCCAGAAGCAGACAGTGCAATTGAAGATATTGTAAATGAGGCAGTTGTTTCAGATTCCAATGATAGTCCTGTAGAAATAGAACTTTCAAATTTAAATGCCAGTGATGGTATTAAAACAAAAATTCGTAAAGAATTTAAATATATTTTAGATTTATTGGATTTTGATAAGAAGGCACATGAAATTTACCGTAACTGGTATATTGATGGTCGTATCTATTATCATAAAATTATTGACTTAAAGAAACCCGAAGAAGGTATTCAGGAGTTACGTTATATTGACGCTATGAAAATGCGTTATGTTCGACAACAAAAGAAAAAACCTAATGATGGTACTGGTAGAAATAATTTATTAGTTAATTCTAGAAATGATAATCCTATGGATTATGACTTTCCAGAAATTGAAGAGTATTTTATTTACAATCCTAAGACTACATATGGGGGAAACCCTATGCAGTCCAGTGCAAATCAGGGAATTAAAATTGCTAGAGATGCAGTTACATATTGTACCTCTGGTTTAGTAGATAGAAATAAGGGGTCAACTCTTTCATATCTACACAAAGCAATTAAGTCACTCAATCAACTTCGTATGATTGAGGACTCTTTGGTAATCTATCGTTTGAGCAGAGCACCAGAACGTAGAATTTTCTACATTGATGTTGGCAATCTACCAAAACAAAAAGCAGAACAATATCTACGTGACGTTATGATGCGTTATCGTAACAAACTCGTATACGATGCGAACACCGGAGAGATTCGTGATGACAAAAAATACATGGCAATGCTTGAGGACTTCTGGCTTCCCAGGCGTGAGGGTGGAAGAGGAACTGAAATCACCACTCTCCCTGGCGGACAAAACCTGGGTGAAATCACTGATATTGAGTATTTTAAAAAGAAACTCTACCGTTCACTTAACGTCCCTCCATCACGAATGGATGGAGAAGGTGGGTTTAACTTGGGGAGATCTTCTGAGATCTTAAGAGATGAACTCAAGTTCACTAAGTTTGTTTCTCGTTTAAGAAAGAGATTCTCCAACATGTTTAATGACATGCTGAAGACCCAATTACTCCTGAAGAATGTAATTACTCCAGAAGATTGGGAGATTATGAGTGAGCACATTCAGTATGATTTCCTGTATGACAATCACTTCTCTGAATTAAAAGAAGCAGAGTTGATGAATGAAAGATTGACTCTAGCTGCAACTGCAGAACCATATATTGGTAAGTATTACTCTCAAGATTATGTTCGTCGTAAAATCCTACGTCAAACTGATATGGAGATTATTGAGCAGGATAAATTGATTGAAAATGAAATTAAGAAAGGTATTATTCCTGACCCTGCAACTATTGATCCTTCGACAGGATTGCCCTTTGCACCAGAAGGTGCTGGTGGAGATTTAGGTGCTCCAGTGATGGAACCCGAAATAGATGGATCTGCAACAGAAGCACCCGAATTACCCAAGGGTGGCGAAATATAAATAAATCTAGTTGTTTACTATACAATTCCAAATGGATGACCTTTTAGATATGATGATTGCTGACGAGTCACCATCTCAAATCAGTGATGCTCTCAAAGATATGCTATATACGAAATCGGCAGAAAGACTTGATGCTTTCCGTCCGATAGTAGCAAATGGTGTGTTTGCCGGAGAGGATCCTATTGAAGTTGAAGTTGATGATGAGGAACTTGAGACCAGTGATGGCGTTTAATATAAATAAATTATACTGAAAGTTAGGAAAGATGAAAGTCTTAGGAGATGCCACTGCGTTGGCAACAGGCACAACCAAATTTAAAACCTCAACAGCAGTTTATATTGGCAATACTGACAATACAAATGATTATGATGTGACTGTTCGGAATGCCGCTGATGATGCAGACCTAGGATCTATAACAGTTCCCGCTGCAGGTTCTCTCGTTATCCACATAGATATCGGTCAGGGTCTGAGAGGTAATGCTGCGTTAAAAGGAACTAAAGTTAATGTAGACGCACGCACTTAATTTCAAGTAAAATAATCTACCAGTCAAATGAAACTAATCAGAGAAGAAATAGAATCAGTAGAGTTTCTTGTCGAATCTAAAAACGGCAAAAAATCTATGTATATTGAAGGAGTGTTCCTTCAAGGAAACATCAAAAACCGTAATGGTCGTATGTATCCGATGGAAACACTTCGTCGTGAAGTGGGTCGCTATAATGAAGCGCATGTTAATGCTGGTAGAGCACTTGGAGAACTTGGACATCCCGATGGACCCACTGTCAATCTAGATAGAGTTTCTCATAAAATTGTATCACTTAGAGAAAGTGGATCCAACTTTGTTGGAAAAGCAAAGATTCTCAGCACTCCTATGGGTATGATTGCACAGTCACTTATCGGTGAGGGTGTAAAACTCGGTGTTTCTTCTCGTGGTATTGGTTCATTAAAGCAGACCCGTGAAGGTGTTAATATCGTCGGTGATGATTTTATGTTAGCAACTGCTGCTGATATCGTTGCTGATCCTTCTGCACCAGATGCTTTTGTTGAAGGTATTATGGAAGGTAAGGATTGGGTATGGGATGGAGGTATTCTTCGTGAGAAGTTTGCTGAGAAGACATACAAGCAAATCAATACACTTGTAGACCAAAAACAATTAGATGAGAATAAGTTAAACTTATTCAATGACTTCTTATCTAATCTTTAATTTTATAAATAAATATAGTTTTAATACGGAAAAAACGGAGAGTTCAAATGTCTCGTGGTAAAAAATTACAAGAAATGGATGTAAAGACACAGCAATCCCGCACCGCTGTTAATGCTGGGGCAAAACCTGCTGATCCCATGCCTACCATGGCAGATCCAGGAACCCAGTTAGCAAGTGTCGAGGATCTTGGTGGTCCTACCCCAGAAAATTATAAGTCAGATGACGATTCAGCGAAGCTGAAGACACCTGGTGGAACCCTTAAGCAAGTTAAGGATGTAGTAACTAAGAGTGCTGGTAAAGCAGATCCCATGAAAGGCATGAAGGAAGAAGAAGAAGTTTCTACCGAAGAAACCATCGAAGAGGAAGAAATTTCTACTGAAGATGTAGTTTCGGAAGAAGAAACAGTTGTTGCCGAGTATGATGTCGAAGAAGATGTCAATGCTCTCCTCGGTGGCGAAGAACTCTCCGAAGATTTCAAAGAAAAGGCAAAGACCATCTTTGAAGCAGCAATCAACTCTAAGGTTGCTGCCGTTAAAGAAGAACTGGAAGCACAGTATCAAGAAAAATTGGCAGAAGAAATTCAGTCTGCTAAAGAATCCCTCGCTGAGCGTGTAGATTCTTATCTTGAGTATGTCTCTGACGAGTGGTTTGAAGAAAACTCACTCGCCATTGAGGCAGGTCTCAAGACTGAAATGACCGAATCGTTCCTTGAAGGAATGAAGGGTCTTTTTGAAGAACATTATGTATCAATCCCTGAAGATAAGTATGATGTGCTTGAGAGCATGGTAGAAAAACTTGATGATATGGAGACAAAACTCAACGAGCAGATTGAGAAGAACATCAATTTAAACGGTCGCCTCTCCGAAGCAACCGCCGATGGTATTCTTGATCAAGTTTCTGAAGGACTCGCGTCTACTCAGAAGGAGAAACTCGCTTCACTTTCCGAAAGTGTAGAGTTTGAAAGTGAAGAACAATATCGTGACAAACTGGAAACCCTCAAAGAGTCGTATTTCAACTCTAAGAAAGAGATTTCCAATGCTAAGTCCGAAACCCTTTCTGAGGGTGTAGATAGTGCAGAGGGACTTGAATCTCATTCTGCATCTATGTCAGCATACCTGAGAACCTTAGGTTCTTTCGGAAAGCAAAACTGAATTTAACATTAAATCAAACGTAAACATTACACTTTAAGCAAATGTTCCAATCCGAACAGTTGCAGGAAAAGTGGGCACCCCTTCTAAACGCTGAAGGATGCGATAAGATTCAAGATTCTCATCGTAGAGCTGTTACCGCTGTCCTGCTCGAAAACCAAGAAAAATTTATGCGTGAGCAGTCTGCCTTTGATCAAGGCGGAATGCTTACCGAGCAACCAACGAACCAAGTAGGCAACGGTGGATTCACCGGTTCCTCTGCTGCTGCAGGTCCTACTGCTGGTTTCGACCCCGTTCTGATCTCCTTGATCAGACGCTCAATGCCTAACCTGGTCGCATATGACCTCGCAGGCGTTCAACCCATGAGCGGACCTACTGGACTCATCTTCGCGATGCGCTCCCGTAAGACCGATCAGTCTGGAAGCGAGACCTTCTTCGATGAAGTCGATTCCGCGTTCTCTGGACAACCCGCAGGACTCAACAACGCAAACGGATTCTCCGACGCTGCTGCTGGTCTTGGTACTACTTCTCAGTCTGGTACTAATCCTGGTGTCCTGAACCCAACTGGTTCTGCATCTTCGACCGGATATAACGTCGGTCAGGGTATGCGTACCGACACTGCTGAAGCACTTGATGGAACTGGTGCATCAGCATTCAACCAGATGGCATTCTCGATCGAGAAAGTCACTGTAACCGCTAAGTCCAGAGCTCTGAAAGCAGAGTACTCCTTGGAACTGGCACAAGACCTTAAGGCAATCCACGGTCTTAACGCTGAAGCAGAACTTGCTAACATCCTCTCTACTGAAATCCTTGCGGAAATCAACAGAGAAGTCATCAGAACCATCTATAAGGTTGCTGAGCAAGGTGCTGCTACCAACGTTGCAACCCAAGGTGAGTTTGACCTTGACATCGACTCAAACGGACGTTGGTCTGTTGAGAAGTTCAAAGGTCTTCTGTTCCAAATCGAGAGAGATGCAAACCGCATCGCCCAAAGAACTCGTAGAGGAAAGGGCAACATCATCATGTGTTCTGCTGACGTTGCGTCTGCACTGACCATGGCTGGTGTGCTCGACTACACCCCTGCACTCAACGCTAACCTTAACGTTGATGACACGGGTAACACCTTCGCTGGTGTTCTGCAAGGTAAGTATCGTGTCTACATCGATCCTTATTCTGCAAACTCTGCTGCTAACCAGTACTACGTTGTTGGTTATAAGGGTTCTTCACCTTATGATGCAGGTCTATTCTATTGCCCTTACGTTCCCCTCCAAATGGTTCGTGCTGTTGGAGAGAACTCCTTCCAGCCCAAAATTGGCTTCAAGACTCGTTATGGTCTTGTTTCCAACCCATTCGCAGAAGGAACCACTCAGGGACTTGGACGCCTCCGCGTCAACAGCAACCGCTACTATCAGCGCGTTACTGTCAAGAACCTCATGTGATCCGTATTCACATATACATACTGGAGGGTCTTCGGACCCTCTTTTTTTATGCTAAATAAAAATGTAGAGAACTACTAAAAAATGGCATACCATATCAAAAAACCTAGTTTAATTAATTCCAGTGTAAATGTCTACTACACTGGTAATAGAAGATGGACTGATGATTTTTCTGAGAGAAAAGTCTACTCCAGCGATCCGTCAAGTGATATGACCAACTCGGATGGAAAGAATGGTGGATGGACAGGTGCTACTGTTGTTAGTGAATAATAATGCCTGATACTTCATCAAGACAAATTGAAAATAGAAATTTTCTTTCCCCAACAGGATTTAAATTTCTCCTGAAGAGAAGTCCTCAAGTTGCTTTCTTTTGCAATCAAGCAAATATCCCATCAATGGATATGGGAACAGCAACTCAATCAACTTATCTGAGAGATCTTGATATCCCTGGAGATAAGGTTCAGTTTGGGGATTTGACGATCAGATTCTTGGTTGATGAAGATCTTGCTAATTACATGGAGATTCAAAAATGGATACGTGGTCTGGGATATCCTGAATCTGGAAAAGATATCACAAACTTACAATTACTTGGACCTGGTGACGTTGGTGGAGAATATTATAACGAAGGATTGAATATCTATTCTGATGCTACCTTACAAATCCTCAGTAATAACTTGGTTCCTAAATTTCAAGTAACCTTTAAAGATGTATTTCCAACTTCCCTTTCAACTGTTACTTTCGATGCAACTGATACAGATATCGAGTACTTTACAGCAGAGGTAAGTTTCAAGTATACTATGTACAATATAGTTGATATGCGAAATCGTCCTTTATGATCGATCTTGATAAACTTCAAGAGATGTGGGAGAAAGATTCAAAAATTGATAGAGACAATCTACATGATGAATCACTAAGTATCCCCTCTCTACATGCAAAGTACTTTGAACTTTATAATACACTTTTTCTTTTAAGAAAAAAAGCAGAGCAACAAAGAAAAAATATAAGACACGAACGTTATGAATACTTCAGTGGTAAAGCAGACCCTGAGGTATATGTTGAATCTCCATTTCCCAAAAAAATTAGAGATAAAGATACTATGCAAAAGTATCTTGATGCAGACGAAAAACTATCTACAGTATGTTTAAAGATTGATTACTATGATACGATGCTTGTCTATATTGAGAGTATACTAAAGCAGATAACTAATAGAACTTATCAAATCAAAAACGCAATAGAATTCATGAGGTTTAATTCGGGACTAGGATAATGGATGAAGAAGGGTATTACCATTTAGAATTACCTATAGAAGGAATTCGTCTTATTCATACAGGTCTATCTCAAGCTGTCGAGAGATGGCCTGGTGGAGATGCTCAGGAGCAAGAGAATCTTATCATGATGAGAGATAATTTTTACAGAATTGTATTAGAACATCAGTTTGACAATATGTAATAAATATTAGTAGATGAATGGATTTTTGTGATTGACACGACTGCCAATCTTGTTATATCTAAATCAAACGAAGTATTTTTAAAAATCAATACTGAACCGCATATAGAATACGAACTTAGAGACCACTTTAAGTTTGAGGTTCCTAATGCAAAATTTATGCCACAATATCGTGGAAGGAATTGGAACGGAGAGATTCACCTTTACGATATGCGGTCTAAACAGATCTATGTTGGTCTGTTAGATAAGATTGTTCAGTTCTGTGATAACTACGGATACAGTTATAAGTTTGAAGATAATAAATTTTATGGTACACCATTTGAAGAGAATGACAATATCTCTTTAGAAGGTGTCAAGGATTATATGTATTCTATTTGTTCTCATACTCCTCGTAAATACCAAATTGAGGGAGTATACGGTGCTCTAAAGCACAATAGAAAGCTATTGATAAGCCCCACTGCTTCTGGCAAATCATTGATGATCTATTCTCTCGTAAGATATTACGTAGACCGAGGAGAAAAAATTCTTTTAGTTGTTCCCACGACATCTCTTGTAGAGCAGATGTACAAGGATTTTCTTGATTATGGTTGGGATGCTGATTCATATTGTCACAAAATTTATTCTGGTAAGGAAAAGAGTAATGAATCTCCAGTGACAATTACAACTTGGCAATCTGTATATAAACTAGAGAGATCTTTTTTTGAAGACTATGGTGTTATTATAGGTGATGAAGCACATTTATTCAAGTCTAAATCATTGATTAATATCATGACTAAACTTCATCATGCAAAGTATAGATTTGGATTTACTGGTACTTTAGACGGCACACAGACGCACAAGTGGGTATTAGAGGGATTGTTTGGACCATCATACAAAGTAACCAGAACTGATGAGTTGATGAGACAGGGACATCTATCTCAGTTAGATATTCAGTGTCTTGTTCTCAAGCATAAACCACAAACGTTTGAAACTTATAATGATGAAATTGAATATCTTATCTCTCATGAGCAAAGAAACCGTTTCATTAAAAATCTAGCACTTGACCTTAAAGGAAATACTCTCATTCTTTTTGCAAGAGTCGAAGCACATGGACAGGTTCTCTACGATGAGATAAATAATAACAAGCGAGGTGACCGTAAGGTATTTTTTATACATGGCGGAGTAGATGCAGTAGAAAGAGAACAAGTACGAGAAATAACTGAAAAAGAAAACAACGCCATCATTGTTGCTTCTTATGGAACTTTTAGTACAGGTATCAATATTAAAAAACTCCATAATGTTATCTTTGCCTCTCCAAGTAAGTCCAGAATCCGCAATCTTCAGAGTATTGGACGAGTTCTTAGAAAAGGAAAAGATAAAGTAAAAGCAACTCTGTATGACATCTCAGATGATTGTTCCACCAAGTCTAGACGAAATTACACACTCAACCATTTCATAGAAAGAATTAAAACTTATAATGAAGAAAATTTTAATTATGAAATAATCACTATTCAACTAAAAGTATGATAGAAGACGATTTTTATGCAACATTAAAACTAAAGACTGGGGAAGAACTTTTTGCAAAAGTTGCTGCCTCAGAAGAAGATGATAGAACGATGCTCATCGTTTCTAATCCAATCATTGTTGATGAAATTAAAAGTAAAATGGGTATTGTTGGATATAAGGTAGAACCTTGGTTAAAAACAACCACAGAAGATATGTTCATAATTAATATGAACGACGTTCTCACCCTATCAGAATCATCTGATATAGAAATGATTATGATGTATCAAGATTACATAAGGTCTTCTGACAAAACTACTCCTAACGAATCTAAGATTAATCGTAGAATGGGTAGGATTGGTAATGTCAATGATGTAAAAGAACTATTAGAAAAGATATACAAGAGCAATAGCTAAGCCATTCCTATCAACCTCCACAAAGGTATTCTACTGTATTTTTAGTACTTGTCAAGTGTTTATTAAAATGATATAATTAATAGATATTATGATATAAACTTATGATAAGACCCATGGCAAAGAGAAAACGGTCAGAACATTACGTTAACAATAAAGAGTTTTTGGCAGCACTCATCAAGTATCGTGAAGATAAAGAAATTGCTTTAATTAGAGATCTTCCTAAACCTCCTATCCCTCGCTACATTGGGGAGTGTTTCTTGAAGATTGCAAATCATCTATCATTCAAACCAAACTTCGTCAACTACATGTTCAAAGAGGACATGATCTCTGACGGAATTGAGAACTGCGTTCAGTATATACATAACTTTAACCCAGAGAAATCCCAGAATCCCTTTGCGTATTTCACTCAGATTATTCATTACGCTTTTCTGCGTCGTATTCAGCGAGAGAAAAGACAGTTAGAAATCAAGAACAAGATTATTGAACGGTCTGGTTACAGTGAAGTGTTTGACGACAACAACACTCTTGACGGATCGAATTACAGCGACTATAATAGTATCAAAGACGCTGTGCATTCCAAGCTCCGTAATTGATGAAAGTTGCAATCATTACCGATCAACACTTTGGTGCTCGCAAGAACTCTAAGTTATTTCATGACTATTTTCTGAAGTTCTACAATGACGTGTTCTTTCCTTATTTGGAAGAGCATGGAATTACTACAGTTGTAGATATGGGAGATACCTTCGATAGTCGTAAAGGTATTGATTTTTCTTCTCTTGCTTGGGCAAAAGATAATTATTATGATCGTCTTATGGACATGGGAATCCAAGTTCATACTATTGTTGGAAATCATACAGCATATTACAAAAATACTAATGAAGTAAATGCAGTTGATCTTCTTCTTCGTGAATATCGCAATGTAATTGTTTACTCCGAAACTGTTGAAGTTAAACTGGATAAATTAAAAGTATTGTTTATTCCGTGGATTAATAAGGAAAATGAAGAAAGCACTTTTAAACTTATTAAAGGTTCAACTTGCAAGTGCGCGATGGGGCACCTTGAGCTTAACGGATTTAGAGCTCATAGAGGGTGCGTCATGGACCATGGTCATGCAAGCGAATTATATTCAGAGTTCACCAAGGTCTTCAGCGGTCACTACCACACTCGATCGGATGATGGACGGATCTATTACCTGGGAAATCCATACGAAATGTTCTGGAACGATTGCAGTGATAGGAGAGGATTCACCATCTTTGATACAGAAACTCTGGAACATTTTCACGTAGATAATCCTTATAGACTTTTTTATAATATCTATTATGAAGATACTCCGCATCAACTCTTTGATTCTAGTGAGTATGAGAACAAAATTGTAAAGGTAATTGTTCGTAAGAAAACTGATACAAAAAACTTTGAAAAGTTTATTGATAAATTGTACTCCAGTGGAGTTGCAGATTTAAAAGTAGTAGAGAGTTTCGTCTTACAAGAGTCTGAAGAGTTTGAAGTCTTTGAATCTGAGGATACTCTGTCTATCTTGGATAGATATATTCAAGAAGCAGAAATCGATCTTGATAAAACGGTCATCCAGAATATAATGAAGGAGACCTATCAAGAAGCATGTGAACTGATTTGAGATGTATATATTAACGATCTATGGAAAAGAAACTGATGGAGCATATTCGGTAGTAGATGATGAAGGAGAACAGATTCTTTATCTGTTTGAAGGCGAAGACGATGCCATGAGATATGCTATGATGCTAGAGGACGAAGGTAGTCCCGATATGCATGTCATAGAAATTGAAGATAAGATAATGATAAAAACATGCGAAATGCATGACTATAAGTATGCTATCATTAGCAAAAACGACCTTGTAATTCCTCCTAAAGAGACACATGATTTTATTTGAAAAGGTTCGTTGGAAGAACTTTTTATCAACTGGAAACCAATATACTGAAATTTGTTTCACAGAGAACACCACTAATATTGTTATCGGCACTAACGGTGCAGGTAAGAGTACAGTATTAGATGCTCTTTGCTTTTCCTTATTTGGAAAACCTTTTCGTAAAATCAATAAACCTCAACTTGTTAACTCTGTCAATGAAAAGGACTGTAATGTAGAAGTTGAATTTTCTATTGGTAGTGTGGAATGGAAAGTTGTGCGAGGAATCAAACCAAACCTGTTTGAAATCTATCGCGATGGTAATCTTCTTAATCAATCTGCAGCAGCATTAGACCAACAGAAATGGTTGGAGCAGAATGTTTTGAAGATGAACTATAAATCTTTTACTCAGATTGTAATTTTGGGTAGCAGCACCTTCGTGCCTTTCATGCAATTGACTGCTGCTAATCGTAGAGAAGTTATTGAGGACCTTCTTGATATTAGAATATTTTCATCAATGAATAATCTAATCAAAGATAAGATTCGTAGTGTCAAAGAAGAAGTTAAAGTCTTTGAATTGAAGAAAGATTCTCTTTCCGATAAAGTAAATATGCAGGAGAACTTTATCGAAGAACTTGAGAGTCGTGGAAAAGAGAATGTAAAGAATAAAGAAAGTAAGATTCAAGAACTTCTTGTCGAAGAGAATAACTTGATGAATGGTAATGCTGTCATAGAAGAAGATGTATTTAAATTGAATAAAGAGATTGAAGAAGTAACTGGAGCAACTAGTAAACTTCGCAAACTAGGAAATCTTAAAGGTAAGATTTCTAACAAAGTATCAACTATTACTAAGGAACATAAATTTTTTACAGAGAATACGGTCTGCCCCACCTGTAATCAAGACATTGAAGAGACCTTCAGAATAAATAGGATTAACGACGCTCAAAATAAAGCGAAAGAGTTGCAATCTGGTTATAAAGAACTAGAGCAGGCAATTAAAGAAGAAGAAGAGCGAGAGCGTCAATTCACAATTCTATCTAAGGAGATTACTACACTCACACATGGCATTTCTCAAAACAATACTAAGATCGCTGGATGTCAACGGCAAGTCAGGGATCTGGAATCGGAAATTCAAAGAATTGCCGATAACATTGCAAACAGAAATACTGAGAATGAAAAGTTAGCAACCTTCAAGGATAATTTACAAACTACATACGAAGAACTCGCTCAACGAAAAGATACGATTAACTATTACGATTTTTCGTATAGTTTGCTGAAAGACGGTGGAGTCAAGACTAAAATTATTAAGAAGTATCTTCCTCTGATAAATCAGCAAGTCAATAAGTATCTACAACTTATGGACTTTTATATTAACTTCTCTCTTGATGAGGAGTTTAACGAAACTGTCCAGTCCCCAATTCACGAAAACTTTTCTTATGCTTCTTTCAGCGAGGGAGAGAAGATGAGAATTGATTTGGCATTATTGTTTACCTGGAGAGAGGTAGCAAGAATGAAGAACTCTGTCAACACAAATCTACTCATCATGGATGAGGTATTTGATAGTTCTTTGGATGGTCTTGGTACAGAAGACTTTTTAAAAATTATTAGATTTATTGTCAAAGACGCAAATATATTTGTTATCTCGCATAAGGAGTCTCTGCATGATAAGTTTGATCAGGTAATAAAATTTGAAAAGGTAAAGGGATTTAGTAGGATGGTTCTTTAATGCCTACTTTTATCCATAAGGATACGAGTAAGAAAGTATTCTTTGCTCACATACCTAGAACAGCTGGAAGATTTGTAGAAGCAAACCTTCTTGCTAATGGATTTGAGTGGGGAGAAAGTCATATGGATACTGGTCTTGGGGTTATGTCTGTAGTCAATGGTGTGGAGATCGCACACTATCATCGTGACCACTATCATAATTATTTGGATGTAGAAAATATTCCACATTTCTCTATTGTTAGAAGTCCTATCACCAGATTTATTTCTGGTTCGGTTTATCTAAAGAGAACATATGGAAATGATATTCAATCAGTCATGGAAGACCCCATGATGTTTGCATCAATGATTCAGAATCTTCCCTTTGAGGGAGCATGGAATTGGTACAGACCACAGACTGATTTTCTGACTAACAAGACTCACGTCTGGAAATTTGAAGATAATATTGGTGATGAGTTTGTGTCTTGGTTGAGTGAGATTATCGGAGTTGACCTGAAGTTTCGGGATGATATTGATTATCCTAAGTCTGGAGATGAAGGAAATAAATTGAAGGGTAGTCCAGCATTAGAGGTGAACATTCGTTCTTGCTATAGAAAAGACTTTGAAGTTTTGTATAAAGATGTATAGATTATATTAAGTATAACAAGAACTTCATTAAGTTAGCATACGCACACTAAATAATAACAGAATTGGAGAAATGGATGTAGTAAACTCTCTTTATTATTTTTTCATGAGGAGGACATCATGCACAATCTAGTATCATTTAATCAATTAGCAGACTGGACTAGGAGTCTTAACAAACTTAGTAAAACTTTAGACACTACAATGGAGGAGAGCGATCAAATCAACGATTATTACGAATGTTTAATCGACTGTAGTGATAACCAAGCAACATGTAAACGAATTTGCAGACCAATTTTAACGACCTGACCGAGACCAACCAATTGGAGAACTGTCACCTAATACCCCTGCCGTAAGGTGGGGGTTTGGTATTATAGGTACATACGAGACAAACCTATGGCAGTCAAGCACGAAATCAAATCACAACTTGCTAAACTTCTTGCTACTGAGGATTTGATTGTAGAGCATAAGAACTGTGAGACTGCCTGCTTTAATGTTCACACCCGTGTTCTGACTCTTCCCATGTGGGACAAGGCAAGTAACACCGTATACGATCTTCTGGTGGGTCATGAGGTGGGACATGCACTATTCACGCCAGATGAAAACTGGTTAGAGAAAGTAGCAATTCCTCCCCAGTTTGTGAACGTAGTTGAAGATGCTCGCATTGAAAAAATGATGAAGCGCAAATATGCTGGACTAGCAAAAACTTTCTACCATGGCTACAAGGAACTACAAGCAGAAGACTTTTTCTCTATATCTGACAGCAATGTTGCTGATCTTAATCTTGCTGATCGTGCAAATTTATACTTTAAGGTCGGTAATTTTGTAGATTGTTGCTTCAAAACATTTGAAGAAAAAATAATCATTCAAAAAATTTCTGAGACAGAAACGTTTGATGATGTATTGAGAGTTGCTGAAGAATTGTATCTGCACTGTAAGAATGAGAAGGAAGAAGAAAAAGTAGATGATATGCCAATGCCACCTAATGAAATGGGTGGAGAGTCTGAACAACCTGCAAATGAACCAGTAGAGCAGCAGAATTCTCCTGGAGAGGGTTCTGGTGACTCCATGACTCATGAGGAAATGCTTGAAGAGGCACAACGTAGGGAATCTGCTTCTGCTACCTTAAATGATGAGCCTGAAATTCAAACTGCTGATGCCCTCCAAGAAAACCTGCAAGATCTTGTAGACACTGATAGTCGTGAGAACGTGTATGTTGAGATTCCTCAGGTTGATTTGAAGTATATTATTGCCAAGAACGAAGATATTCATAAAGAGATTAATGGGTGGTTTAATCATCAGAACAATCAGTTCACCCATAATATTTTTGAGAGTAGTGATGGAGAGTTTGTCAAGTTCAAACGTAATGCTCAGAAAGAAGTTAACTATCTTGTGAAAGAGTTTGAGTGTCGCAAGGCAGCAGATTCTTATGCCCGTGCTACCACTGCTCGTACTGGTGTCCTTGATACCTCTAAATTGCATACGTACAAGTACAATGAAGACTTATTCAAGAAAGTTTCTGTGATTCCTGATGGTAAGAATCATGGTCTGATTTTTGTACTTGACTGGAGTGGGTCTATGAGTCGTGTAATGCTGGATACAATCAAGCAACTCTACAACTTAATTTGGTTTTGTAAGAAAGTCTCTATTCCCTTTGAGGTGTATGCTTTCACAAATGAATGGAAGAGACCTGAAGTTAATTATGAAACTGGTGATATGATAAAATCAGCAGATTGGACTTCTTCATATGAAAAGAAAGAGAATCTTCTCTCTGTCCATGAACAGTTCTCTATGATGAATTTGTTAACTAGCAAGACTAATGGTAAACAACTTGAGAATCAGATGATTAATATCTGGCGTATTGCAAAATCCTTCAGCAATTACTATGGTTCTCCTTATTCTGTTCCTTCTCGTTTAGGTCTGTCTGGCACTCCTCTGAACGAAGCATTTGTATGTCTTCACCAGATTCTTCCTCAGTTCCAGAAGCAGAACAAACTACAGAAGGTTCAGTGTATTGTCCTGACTGATGGTGAAGCAAATCATCTTTCTAGACATGTTGAAGTTCAACGTCGATGGGAGAAAGAACCTTATATGGGAACTCGTCAGTTATCTGGTGGTGTTACCTTCCTTAGGGATAGGAAGACTGGTAATACTTATCGAGTTCCGTATGGTTGGCATGGTTTCACTGATTTGATGATTGAAAACCTGCGTGACAATTTCCCTTCTGTCAACTTTGTAGGTATTCGTGTTCTTGAGGGTCGCGATGCAAATCATTTCATGAAACTGTATTACGATCAAAATTCTGATGACTTCCGTAAGATTCAGAGTGAATGGAAAAAGCAGCGGAGTTGCAACATTAAGACCTCTGGTTATCATGCATACTTTGCGATGTCTGCCGCTTCTCTATCTCAAGATGCAGACTTTGAAGTTGATGATGGTGCTACCAAAGCAAGAATTAAATCTGCCTTCATTAAATCTTTGAAGACTAAGAAACTAAATAAAAAAGTTCTTGGAGAATTCATTTCCTTAGTAGCATGAAAATGAATTGGAAAGAAATCGCACTTCAGTGTGAAAGCGATCCTAAAGTAAGAAAGGTCCTTAAAGAAGGTCCAAAGAGTCTTGCTCAGGCATGGATGATGCAGGCAATGAAATTCAAATATAGACAATATGAAAGGTGACACAAGGCGGGTTTGAGACCCGCTTTTTTCGATTATAATAACTTCAGTTCAAACAAACCAAATGTCCCTCTCACCTGAGTTCATTCGCACTTCCCTTCAGGGGTTGTATGGTGAGTCTGTTGCTACTGCTGATATTCGTGCCTGGTGTGCTATGAATGGTGCGAACTATCAAACTGTCACCAATAAACTCACTCAATACAAGACTAGTCGTGGAAAGTGGAACTTGACCGTACAAGAAAAACTAGAGCAAAACTATCAGGCACCACCTGCTATGCCTGCCGTTGAACAGAACCTTATTCCTGCAAAAGATGATACCTTCGTCAGCTTTGGTAACTTCGCTGATATTAAAAAAATTATTAAGTCCGGTCTGTTCTATCCAACGTTCATTACGGGTCTTTCGGGTAATGGTAAGACGTTCTCTGTGGAGCAAGCATGTGCTCAACTGGACAGAGAACTTATTCGAGTCAACATCACAGTAGAAACAGATGAAGATGATCTTATTGGCGGTTTCCGTCTTATTGGTGGAGAAACCGTCTGGCACAATGGACCAGTCATTGAAGCACTTCAACGTGGAGCAGTCTTGCTCCTTGACGAAATCGACCTTGCCTCAAACAAAATCCTTTGTCTCCAATCTATTCTCGAAGGAAAAGGAGTTTTCCTCAAGAAGATTGGCAAATGGGTTGCGCCCACAGAAGGTTTCCAAGTATTCGCAACCGCCAATACTAAAGGTAAAGGAAGTGACGACGGACGATTTATTGGAACTAACGTGCTCAACGAAGCATTCCTTGAGCGATTCCCTGTAACCTTTGAGCAAGAGTATCCTGCAGCTGCTACCGAACAGAAAATTCTTGGTAAAATCTGTAAGGATGTTGAGTTCTGTAAGCGCCTCTCTGACTGGGCAGACATTATCCGCAAGACCTTCTATGATGGTGGTATTGAGGAGATTATCTCTACCCGTCGTCTGGTTCATATTGTGAAGGCATACAGTATTTTTGGTGACAAGGCAAAGGCAATTCAGGTTTGTGTCAATCGTTTTGATGATGAAACCAAGCAGGCGTTTCTAGAACTGTATGATAAAGTTGATGCCGACTTCGTAATGCCCATTGACGGAGAGGTGGTCTCCTGATATAATATGACTAACTCATGGTCCTTTCTATTTGACGAATTAAATATGTCTAATCAAGATTATTGGGAAGAGGACGGATTCAGTGTTGTGGGTAATCCCGGCACTGCATCTCCAGACACTATTGTTTTTGGTGGTTCTGCTCTTCCAGGTGGTATGGGGAATGATCATATCACTTTCTCAAGTGATGGTATTAATGCCGCACAACCCGTTTCATTCAATTACTTTGGAGCAGAATCAGAAGATAGTATTTCTCTTGATTTATCCGTTCCTTCCAAACCTTCATCTAACAATAGACAGAAGTATAGTGAAGATGTAATTATCAAAGAACTTAAAGATTACATCACTAGAACATATGATCAGCATTATTCTGCTGGTTCAGATAAGATTCAAACTCTTGATCTTATTGAAGCTTGTGGTGATGGTGAGGCATTTTGTCGCAGCAACATCCTCAAGTATGCGTCACGATATGATAAGAAGGGAACCGCCCGTCGTGACATTATGAAGATTCTGCATTATGCTGTACTTCTGATGCATTTCAATGACAAAAATGCACAAAATGAAACTTACCCTCAGTGATGAAAATTCGACCTGTTATGAAACTTTCTGATAAGACTATTTCTGTTTTGAAGAACTTCTCTTCAATCAATCAATCCATTTTGTTTAAAGAGGGTAGTAAACTTCGCACTATTAGTGTGATGAAGAATATTCTTGCAGAGGCAACGATTAATGAAGAGTTCATGAAGGACTTTGGAATCTATGACCTAAACCAGTTTCTTAATGGTTTGAGTTTGCATTCCAGTCCTGAACTTGACTTTGCTAATGATGGATACGTTGTTATCCGTGAAGGTCGGTCTCGCACCAAGTATTTTTTTGCAGACCCCAATGTAATTGTAACACCTCCAGAAAAAGCAATTCAACTTCCTAGTGAGGATGTTCAATTTGAACTCAGCACTGAGCAGTTGGACAAACTGCTGAAAGCGTCTGCTGTTTATCAACTTCCTGACCTTTCTGCTGTTGGTGAAGCAGGTGTCGTCAAATTGGTTGTTCGTGATAAGAAGAACGACACTTCTAATGACTTCTCTGTTATTGTTGGTGAAACCGACAAAGAGTTCTCATTCAATTTCAAAGTTGAGAATATCAAGATTCTTCCAGGAACCTATGATGTTGTTGTGTCGCAAAAACTTCTGTCTCGATTCACATCTAAGAATCATGATCTGACGTATTATATTGCTTTAGAACCTGATTCTACTTTTGGTTGATGACCTTTGATGTTGCCATGAGAATCACGGGCAGTGCTCTTGCGATCATTGCTTACTTCGTGGTTCTTCATGTCAGTGTTGCTTTTGGAGTGCTTCTTCACTTTATTGGTGATGCTATTTCAGTTCCTTACTTTATTAAGACAAAATCCTGGGATGTGGTTATAATGCTATCATTCCTTTTGATAATCTCTTTGTCAAAGTTACTATGAATATCTTTGTAACCTCTCCCAGTCCTTGGGAGTCTGCCAGGGTTCTCCCTGACAAGCACATCGTCAAGATGCCCTTAGAAACCTGTCAGATGCTTGCTATTGTTTGCTCTGACAAATGGGGTCATAACTTCGGCACTCTTCCTAGAGCAGATGGTACTCCCTATGCTACTGAGAAGGGTGCTTTTCGTAATCACCCTTGTACTATTTGGGCAAATGAGTTTGTGAGTAATTGGCAGTGGTTGCTTGCTCATGGACTTGCTATGTGTGATGAGTATACTGCTCGTTATGGTAAGGTTCATACCTGTCAGAAGACCCTTCTAGCAGCAAAGGAGATACTCCCTACAGCAGACCCACAAGGTCGTAGTGGAAAGGATACAACACCCTTTGTTTTTGCTGGACCTGATGAGTTCAAGTTAGATACTTCAATATCCATCTTTGACAAATATAAGATGTACATTGCATCTAAACCATGGGTATGTGATAATTATCTTCGCATCCCTGATCGTAAACCTGATTGGATTTGATTATGACTAATCGTTGGTTGCTTGAAAAATTAAAAAAACTTTCAGAAGAAAAGTTAGATGAAGATTTTGATTCTCGTCAGTGGGTTGCGAAACATTGCCGAGAAGTTATTCCCCCTGGTAAGTGGACATGAAACACATTCTTTTTACTTTGAAAGGTTGTCCTTTTTATTTGCTTGACGACAAAGAGTTCATACGAATGGTTTTGTTTAGAGCATCAAAAGAATGTAAATCAACTCTGCTTGATTTGACAGTACATAAGTTTGATCCTCAGGGTGTGACTGGAATTGCTATGCTTGCTGAGAGTCATCTCAGTATACATACTTGGCCTGAGAATGGTATGGCAGTTTGTGATGTCTTTACTTGTGGTGATACTGCTATACCTGAAAATGGTGTAGAATATATGAAAGAACAATTGAAGGCAACTGATATTGTATCTAATGAATTTGTTCGTCCTTTAGAATGAAAACTACTTTGACAGTTGATAAAAATGGAATCTTAACCTTTACTCCAGAAATTCTAGAAGTGACTGGATGGAAAGAGGGAGATATGCTAGAATGGATTCCTAATGATGATGGTTCGTTTAATTTGGTGAAAAAAGAACATGCGTGATGAATTTCTTTGGGTTGAAAAATACAGACCCAAAACTATTGAAGAATGTATTTTACCACCAAGTATTAAGAAGACTTTTCAAGACTTCCTAGATAAGGGTGAGATACCAAATATGCTCCTTGCAGGTCCTGCTGGGTGTGGAAAGACTACGGTAGCAAAAGCACTCTGCAATGAACTAGGAGTAGATTTTTATGTCATCAACGGATCCGATGAAGGACGATTCCTCGATACCGTCAGAAATACTGCGAAGAATTTCGCTTCGACCGTCTCGCTTTCTTCAACTGCAAAACACAAAGTCATCATCATTGATGAGGCAGATAACACAACCAATGATGTACAACTCCTCTTACGGGCGTTTATTGAGGAGTTTAGTGGCAACTGCAGATTCATCTTTACCTGCAACTTCAAAAACAAAATTCTCGAACCACTTCATTCCCGCACAACGGTTGTCGAGTTCTCCATTAAGGGAAAAGATCGACAGGGACTTGCAGCCTCATTCTTCAAACGCATCCAAGAAATCTTGGATACAGAAAGTGTTAAATATGATAACAAGGTCCTGGTAGAACTTATTAATAAGCACTTCCCAGATTGGAGACGTGTTCTTAATGAGTGTCAGAGATATTCTTCTTCTGGTACTATTGATCCTGGTATTCTTGCAACTTTTAGTGATGTAAAAGTAAATGACTTGGTTAAGAAACTTAAGGAAAAAGATTTTCCCGAAGTACGTAAATGGGTTGTCAATAACCTGGACAATGATACTGCTGTCCTATTGCGTCGTATTTACGATGCTTGTTATGATTCCATGGTTCCGAATAGTATTCCTGCTGCTGTGCTTACTCTGGCTAAGTATCAGTATCAAATGGCATTCGTTGCGGATCAAGAAATAAATATGCTGGCATGTCTAACTGAACTTATGGTGGAGTGTGAATTCAAATGAAAACTAAAATTAAAGCACAAGTAAAATCCAGATTCTATTATGTATTCTGGGGAACTGCTACTATAGCAGTTGTCTTAGGTCAACTATATGTTGGCACTGGATATCGCGTTCTGCATAGTGATATGCGAGAACTACTTTCAAAAGTGGATGGAGTTCTTCTCCATGCAATTGAAGATAACAATTCTAAATTTTATTGATTATGATTGATGTTAAACTAATTCGCATTGTTACTGGCGAAGAGATTATTGCTGAACTCATCTCTGAAGATGAGAATACAATTACCGTAAAGAACGGTCTTGTAGTTCTACCTAATGCTAATGGTGTTGGATTCGCGCAGTGGGCAACTGTGATTGATCCAGACAATCCTGAAGTCACCATGAAACAGCAGCACATTGTTTACGTTTGTGCTGTTCAAGAAGATGTGAGTAAGAAGTACAATGAAATGTTTGGGAGTAAACTAGTTACCCCATCATCTAAGAAATTGATTGTGTGATGAAATCGTATAAAACTCCTCTTCGTTATCCTGGGGGCAAGTCCCGTGCTTGCATCAAGATGGATCCCTATTTTCCTGACCTCCGTGACTATAAGGAGTACCGTGAACCATTCTTAGGTGGTGGTAGCGTAGCGATACATATTACTAAGAAGTATCCTAAGTTGGATATCTGGGTTAATGACTTGTATGAACCCTTGTATAATTTCTGGAGGGTTCTGCAAGATGAAGGTAATCCTTTATATGAGAGTTTACAGGAATTAAAGTCTTTGCATTCTGATGAAGAATCTGCAAGAGAATTATTTTTAAAATCAAAGAGTATTGTTAATGATTACACTGAATCAAATTTATTTCGCGCTAGTAGCTTTTATATTATCAATAAGTGCTCTTTTTCTGGTCTCACCGAGTCCTCATCCTTCAGCAGACAAGCAAGCGTCTCCAACTTCTCAATGCGAGGAATCCAAAAACTTCCAGGATACACTCAACTAATTCAGAACTGGAAAATTACTAACTGGTCGTATGAGTCACTTCTCACTGATCGTAAAGATGTATTCACATATCTAGATCCTCCATATGACATTAAAGATAATCTCTATGGTAAGAAGGGAAGTATGCACAACGGATTTAATCACGATGATTTTTCTTCCGATTGTGATAGGCATGTTGGTCCTCAACTCATATCTTATAATTCTTCTAACTTAGTTAAGGAGAGATTTAATGGGTGGGAAGCAGGTGAGTTTGATTTAACTTAC